GTTGGAATTTGGTACCAACGACCTGTCAGCATTGCTGCGTCATACAGGTTAGTAAATGGCGGGGTGGGCCACTTGGACTGATCCTCGGATGAGGAGGTCGAATTTGATGGTATCGGGGTCGCCGTCCACGAAGACTACCATGTGTAGCTTGGGCGTGTCGACGTAGGCGACGGAGTCCTTGATGATGGGGTTAATCCCGCCAAGTGGGGCGGGAGTGACGCCAGGGGCGTGAGAGAGGACGTTGTCGCGGTAGACGTACCGGGTGGTGGCGATGTGATTGAGCGAGGCGGTGGCGGTGGTGATGTCGGGCTCGGTGTTGTCGGTCCAGGTCAGGTTGACCTCAAACGGGACGTTGGCGGTAGATCGGGGCAGGACGACGGCCTCGAGATGATTGAGCTTGGCGTAGCGGTAGGGGCGCAGAAAGTCCTTGAGGAGGTTGTTGTTGTTGATGGTCCAGGCCGCATTGGCAGTGACCTTGGCCTCGGTCCAGACAGGAAAACTGAATGGGAGGGTGAGGACGCCGCCTCCGAGGTGGCCGTTCGGGGTGGGGGGCGCAGGACCGTTCGAGGCGAGTGGGATGGCGGCGATGGTAGGCGGCTCGAGGGTGTTGGCGCTGGAAGGCATTCCGGAGCGGGCAAGGTGAAAGGAGGGTGAAGAAGAGGAGGAAGGAGAGAGGGCTGAACGCGGTGGAGAGCCGGGGATGAAGGGCTCGGCGAGGGCGTTGAGAACAGAATTGGCGCCGGTGGAGGCGGTGTAGTTGACGACGGGTTCGAGGAGGGCGGCGGCAGCGGGGGTGGCCTCGGCGAGGATGTCAGCGATGTAGATGGAGGCAGGCCCGGCGGAAGGTCCGAGAACGGCGGTGAGGGCGGCGCTGGCGAGGTAGCTTGAGATGGGCGCAGAGACCTGATCGGCGATTAGCTGGCTGGCGGTGGAGGTGGCAGCGTTGATGGCGTAATCGTAGAAAGGCATCGGGGGTGAAACGGAGAAGCAATTCACCTCATAGGAGAGAGAGATATTGGGTTTGTCCGTCTGATGGGGCGTTGCGCTCGATGGGGATGAGGTCGTGAGCAAAAGAAGGGTCAAAGTCGCGAAGAATCGCGATGGCAGTTTGGGTGAGCTTCGAGCGCGCTGTGATGGTGGTGGAGATGCCGGTGAGGGGGGTGCCCGGGGCACGCAGGACAAGCTTTTGGAGTGGGGTGCAGTGACGATTGAAGAAGTCAAAGACGGCTGAGTATGGAGCGACTCGATCTGCAGGAAGGAGGTTGAAGACGGACTGTCCAAGCTGGTGGCCATAGCTGAACTCGGCGAGGTAACTGAGGAGTTTGTCGTCGTAGTCGTCATTGTCGAAGGCGATCGCAAGCTTGGCGAGCAGGGCGAGTGGGTCGCGGCAGGCACCCTCAGGTCCGACGAAGAAGCCGCAGAAGAGCGAATGAGACTCGGTGACGGTTTTAAAGCGGAGGGCGAACCGATGGGACATGGCAGCCCAAGAGGGGTTGTTAGGAGGCGGCGGATGAATGGCAGAGTCGTCTCCAGATACAAGGATGGCCTGGTTGGTGAGGTGATAGCGAAGGCCAAGAATTGCGAGGTTGTAATCGGTGTTGTCGTCGTAGGTGCCGGGTTCGCCGGTGAGTCGCATGCATGTGAGCGGTCCGAACTGGGTGCTGACGTGAGTTTTGAGGAAGACGTGAAGGTCGATGAGCTCACGAGGCACTGAGAGGCGAGCCATCTTGTAGCGCTCAAGAACGACAACACCGATTACAACCTCGCAATTCTTGGCCTTCGCTATCA